AATATAACGTCCTGCAGTGTGCCCGTCGGTGCTTGTGAACCAGCTCCGGTATTATAAAAATTTGTAAAAACTGGGGCAATGGTCGGATTAACGCGATTACGCGATATAATCATTCGTATATCTTGAGGTGACGGAGTAGGATTCTGAGTATTTGAGTATCCAGTTGGATACATTATGCCTTTGATTTTACATGAGACGGTGCGAACTCTGTTCCCTGTGCGTCCCGATTGTGAATCTGACTGAGAAATTACTAACGTTGTAGCATTTGGCGTCAATTGAATTTGTAGAGGATTCCCTACAGAATAGTTAGGCATATAATTTGAAGTAGAATTAACAACCATCTTGTGTTCAGCTTTGCGCTGAAGCACGGCACTCACCTTTTTAGCAAAAGTGTTCTTGCGAGGTGCTCTTTTTGCCTTTTTGACATACTTACGCTTGCGATAAGTTTTCTTCCTAAATACCATTATATAAATAATGCGAGAAAATAAATTTTGTATTTTAACGGAAATGAATTTTAATTTAATTTTTATTTAAAAAAAAAATTGATATACATCTTAAATTATAATATTATACTATATATAAAATGTCAGACAAAGTCTCAAATAGCGATTTGGTAGCGACTGAAGAAAGTAATACTGATTCAGTCTTACTACCCATTAAAGACCAAAAAGGGAAAAAATTGGAAGGGAAAAAGCAAGGAATTGAACGAAAATTCTGGGCTTTTACAATGTTTAACTTTTTAGAGATAAAAGCGACAATAGTTGCTTATTTAGAGAAAAATTGTGTCAAGTGGACTATTGGAATTGAAAAATGTCCAACCACAGGTAATGAACATTTACAGGGATATTTTGAATTAAAAAAGAAAATGCGTCTTACGAGCATTCAAAATAAACCAGTAACCTGGAGTAAATTAGCACCTACATATTCAGGTGAATATGATAATGATAAATATTGTTCCAAAGATGGAAACCTATTTAGTAAATTTCCTAAAGACAAAGTTCCAGTTGAAATTTTATTAAAATCTGAATTAAGACCATTTCAAAGAGATTTAGAAAAAATAGTTCTTCAAAAAGCAGACGATAGAAAGATTATTTGGATTACCGACGAAGATGGACAACACGGTAAAAGTAAATTTAGTAAATACTTAATTCACCATCACGGAGCAGTTTATATTACCGAGGGCAAAAAAAATGATATTATAAATATTGTCTACATGGCGTGTCTTAATGCGGACCCAACCATAATATTAGTAGACATACCGAGATGTAATAAAAATGTAAGTTATAAAGTTCTTGAAGAAATAAAAAATGGTATTATTTGTAATTGTAAATATGAAACTGGGTGTAAATTAATTAACCCACCTCATATAGTTGTTTTCTCAAACTGGGCACCAGATTTGACAAAATTCACTAAAGACAGATGGCAATTATATGGCATTTCAGCAACACATGAATTGCTTTCTGTTGAGCCCGACCACGGGCCGACCCCTGCTTCCGCATGCGATCGTACGGGGGCCCCACCCCCTCTAGCTCACGCGGCGGAATCCTGGCAGGGGAAGAAAGATTTTCAGAAGGAGAGAGTTGTTAAGAAGCCTCTAGTGATAGAGGACGAGAGTGATGACGAATCCCTGGGGGGATTCATGCGAGATACAGAACGAAATGACTACATGTAAGCAGTCATATTAATATAAAAATACTTTTTTATTTTCATATTAATTTAGAAGTCAGTGTAAGTATAAACTACGGTATAAAAGATAGCGCATTTTTGGTTTCCAGAAGGAGATAAATTCAATGCCTCATTTGACAATAGAGTCATCCACGTGCTAGGCGATGTGGGCAAGTCATTTGCGTCATTCCAGACGATTGTCTTGGGGATGTATTTTGTTACATCCATACTAAACTTACAAGACATCTTGTAATCATTATTAGTATAAAATTGAACTCCAGTTAAAGAAGTGAAGGACGAGCCTTCATATGCGGCATTACCTAGTTTAAATAACTTATTCTCAACATATACAGTTTGAACGTCACGATTGACAGGCAATATAACGTCCTGCAGTGTGCCCGTCGGTGCTTGTGAACCAGCTCCGGTATTATAAAAATTTGTAAAAACTGGGGCAATGGTCGGATTAACGCGATTACGCGATATAATCATTCGTATAT